TTCATCTTTGTCAATATTCCTTCGCATATTTCGTCTATTGAAATGGTTTTGTTTCCCATATTCTTGTCTAGTAAGTTATAGTATAAGTACGTACGTAAAGGAAAACCCTATATAGGGATGAAAATTAATGGGGGAGGTGGTGCGTAGGAGGAGACTCCTAAGAGATTTTCTCGCTCCGCTCGACAGAGGATAGGACTTCAAGTAACATTTATACACCTACTTTCATTCCAACACTCATGGCAACAAGTAAAACTGGGAGTTTTTACCTCACAGATACAGTTCTTTTAACAGCAGCAAGCGTTTCTGGAGCGAGAGTCCAAGGGACAATGGATATGGGAGCGTACATTAATGTTCCAACTGGACAAGCAATCGCGATCGACCAAGTGGATTTTATCTATCAAGATGATAACGACTTCTCAAGTAGTCCTGATGATTTAGTATTAGGTAATGGAGGATTAGGAGTTCAACTAACAGATTTGAACCCTGATACCAATTTCGTTAGAGCTGATGATCAATCATTAATAGCATCAGGAACAATGGCAATAGATTTCTCCAATAACATAGCAACTCATGTTAGTGACTTGTATCCGGATAATTATGGGAGCATTTCCGAGGCGTTCATGGTCGTGAACGACACCCTCTACCTCGTTGGAGGATGGAATGGAGCCGCTAACATAGGAGCAAATGGAGTTAATATTACCGCAAGAGTACGATGCAGAGTTGTGAAACTTGGGACAAAAGACTGGATGGCCATAGCGATTCAAAGCACTGCCTCAGACAATTGAGGTGATTGAGTGGAAATACATGTTCACATTCATGATGGAACGGTTAAGGAAGGCCGTGCGCCAAGCAAGAGAAAAGCGAAAAGCACAACATCAGCACCGGCTAGATCTAAAAGAAAAGGAAAGCCCATGAGCAGGAAGACTCAACTAGCGATCAACAAAGGTCGCAAGGCAAAAGGAATGAAGCCAATCAAGTGGAAAAAGAAGGGGAGATAATGGCTAAGAAGTCAACCTCTGCTACTACACTCTCTGGACCTCGCATCATGGTTCAAGAATTAATGCATTATTTATTTCAGATGGCAAGTCCAGCAACTCCTTGGACATTAGAAAAGAACGGATATCAGAACAATCCTATGCCTACTGCATTAAATCCAAATGGAAGATATATATGGGCAAGTACATATTATGATCTCTCAGGATATACTCAAGCATTCCTGACAACCTTCCCTACTAACATTGCAGTACAGGAAAGTGGCTCATTTAGAATTAAAGCAGACAACGCATCATCTAGTACGGGCTGCATTGTTTTGGATTTAATATCTGAAGAGAGTATAAATGAAGTAGCCATATCAACCTTAGTGCAGAATGTAATTCTAAAAGAAGTATCACCATCATTTCCTGAAGGGCCTTTGGAGTTTCAGCAACTAATCTATGGACGTTACAGGATGTTCGCTCAAGATACATCAACATACACCATTACCCAAGGTAACTTGTCAATAATCAACGAACAACAGTTCGGGAGTGCCTCTCCTACGACATGTGACAAGTTGTGGATATATCGAATCATTATTCCATTAGGAGGTTTCGCGATCGACTCGGACGATTTCGTTATTGTTCCAGCAGTAAGATACATCTTAGGGGCTACCATTGCTCAAGAAGATGATTTACCATTCCTAATGCGCCAAAAGAGATCCTTTGAATTAGCAACAGGTAGTTGATACCATGCCATTCGGCATTAATTGGACTCCCCGATCTAAATGGAAGACTTTTATTCAGCTCTATATGACAGGTCAACTTTGGACCGAGTCAAGAAAAGAAGATGCATGGTATGGTAGTGGGGGTACTTATTTTTTAGCAACATCATTTATGTGGATGCCCCCGATTATCAAATCTACACTAGTTTGGAATCCTATCACAAAGGGGTATCTATTGGGGGCCTCCATCACAGTTGGAGTAATCGGGGCTCTAGAATGGTTAGGAGTTATACGCGAAGGTTCAACAGCCACCGCCCTTGACTTTTATACCGATCCATTAGATACACCGGCAAAGACCACATGGGCATTGAAAGAAATTACAAAGAAAGAACAGACATGGGATAGAGAATTGGCCGAATTCTTTTTGAATGGTGTTGGACTTCAATCTAAATCTCAAAGAGACCAAGCTCTCTTACTTGCAGAAGTTGAAGCTTCCCGTTCAGAACAAGAAGCAATGAGACTATATCAGGAGTCCATCGTAATGGGATCGTTTACTGAACCTGACGACTTGTATCGTTATGGCTACATCGATGCTGAAGAATATTTGTCTCGCCTAGAAACAATGCGCGCATCATCTCAGAAAGCAAAGTTGTTGAAGGCTCAATGGAATTCATTATCCAAGACTGAACAAAAGAAAATCGTTAGTACAAGGCGCGCGATGGAGGGTCAACAACAGATGTTGTTCTCTACTTGGTGATCATTTCCTTTATCCTCAAATAGCAAGCAATGCATAACATATACTCTGGAGTATCTTCATTACAATAACATGGTAATGGATATTTCATTCTTCATCACTCCTACATTCACAAAGCTTGCAACCATCACATTCACACATGTAGTCACAATCAGTACAGCTCTCCTTTCCTTTCATTCTTCTTCACCTACATCATACATTGAATCATTCGCGGAGCAATCCTTTGTGTAGTGGTGGCCTGCCCTCTTACATATCTGGCAATGGTAATGACTAGGCACTAATCTTTCAAAGACAGCTAGATTTGTTTGCCCTTTGTTGTAGTCTTCCAGCATCTTGGATCTAATCCAAAGAGAAAAGGAGAAAAAGGGATCATTCTCCTTCATCTTTGTCAATATTCCTTCGCATATTTCGTCTATTGAAATGGTTTTGTTTCCCATATTCTTGTCTAGTAAGTTATAGTATAAGTACGTACGTAAAGGAAAACCCTATATAGGGATGAAAATTAATGGGGGAGGTGGTGCG